ACCCTTAGTTGCACAACCATCAATAGCACCACCTTTCTTGGCTGCAAAGACAGGGACTTTTTTGCCGTCTTTCATAACCATAGGCATCCCACCCTTCTTAAGCTTAGTCATATCTGACTTCTTGCCGCCGTGCAACTGTGACTCGTGCATACCAACAGCTTTCTTAGCCATCATTTTGTCTTGCTTCATGTCGTTTTTCATAGCACCACCTTCCTTAAATAAAGTCATTTTACCGTGATCGGTTTTAGGTTTTCCTGCTTTTTGTAAATCAGGGCGACTTCCAGTTGAAAACTTTTTACCCTTGCTTGCTTGAGAGTACTCTTGTGCAACGCCTACTGGGATACCTGCTTCTTTAGCAAACGCTGGATTGTGCGCCGCAGCATCCATAAACTTCTTCTGTTTGGCTGATGTAGCTGGCATTATCGCAACATCCTATCAACGAGCCACGTTAAGCCGCCGCCAATGAGGCCACCGGCACCACCAAAATACATTAAAACTCTCCACCCTCCACGGGCTTCAGAAAGAGTCTTTTGGATCTCAGCTAACGTAATTTTAACCTGTTCCATATCTTGCACAAGCTTATCCATGTCTTGTTGCAAATGTTTAATTTCATTTGCATGGGTAGCTAGTTCGCGAGCGGTCTGCACGGAGTCTTCCATTTCAGCACTTCCACCGCTTAAGACTCGCAGCTTTACGAGTTGGTTGACCCTTTTCATCTTTCATCGAGCCGGGCATAAATTGACCTGATACAGGATTGCGAGGGTTTGGGGTTTGTATACAAGGATGTAATCTAGCGTGTTCAGTGTAGTGCATTACCCTAAGATTTTCCACACGATTATCTCCGTGAATACCATTAATATGGTCAATCTGCTCGCCTTGCTCTAATGGTTTAATAAACGCAGCCGCAACAAGCCTGTGAACCAAAAAAGATTTACAGCGCTCGGTACGCAATCCGCCATTTCTAAAACGAACCTCTACATAGGGCTTGGTTCTGCCTGTATCTTTTTTAGGTGTTAGCGCCATAATTATTTCTGGCACAGGAACTTCACACCCACTTTTACCACGGCGCATACGGGCAAGTGATTTTACCCTGCCTAGAGTGCTTACCTGATACCGACCCTCGTAACCACTTACGTCAGCCCACATTTCAACATTTCCATCTACGCATTGATGCTTTTGCACGGCTACCTTCCTCAGATTTATCTGCGATAGGTTTCATTCTAGCACAAAACGACTTCTTACGTGGGCCACCTTCGGGCTGTGGAGCCTTGAGATTTGATCCCGTTGCTTTGTTGTACCGCTCCCTACCTTTGGCAGTCAAACCAGCCCCTTGTTTGGTGGGTAGCTTTTCACCGCGTCCTACAGCAAGAGATGGGGTTTTCTTAGCCATAGTAAATATTTGCAGACGTAATGTTAGACATAACCATGTAAATGCCGTTCTGAACAAGAAGACCTTCACCCGGAATTAATGCAAAATTACCAAACAAATCGCCAGCACCAATATCGTAAGTATTTAGCCAGCGTGTTGAATACGCCATAGCAGTGCTACTAGCAATAGTCCCGGAGTTAATATCAGTAAAAGTAAACGTGTTTGCGCCTGTTCTGGTAATTGTGTAGTTACCGTTTGTAGCAGAAGAGCCGGAGGCAGTTGCAAAAGACATACCAATCATATCGCCGGTGGATAGGCCGTGAGATGTTGAGGTTACAGTAACAAGATTTCCTGTGCGACCATAAGTGCCGGTTGTTACAGGGGCCACAGTAGTATCAAAAATATCAAGCGTACCCGCAGTGGCTGTGCCAACAACAGATATGCCTTTTAAACGTGTTCGGCCCAACAACACAAAACCACTGTTGTTTAAATGACCCGCTTTTACATCTGTTTGCATCATAATTAGCTCCTAAAAAGTACAAAAGCCCTCCTAAGAGGGCAGCTAATTAAGCTGTACGAGTAAACGTATAAGCAGTTGCGCTTGCAAACATTAGCGTAAACCGTGCAATCCCTGTAGCGCCTGAAGCAACAGTAAGATCACCAAAGCTTGCCGCAGTATCTACAGCAGCACTAGACAATACGCCGTTGGTTGCGACAGCTATAGTTACGGTGTTTGCACCGCCAGTATTATCCACGTACAGATCAAACACTGTACCTTGAACCGCACCAAGAGCCGCGCCAAGCAATGTGCCTGTAGGAAGTGTAATGGTTGTCGCAGCAGCGGATGTGGAAGTGATGTAGCCGGTTGCAACCTGAGCTGCTGTAGCTGTAGCTGTGGCGTTAATTGCTGCTGTAGAGGCATGTGTAATTGAGCCAGAACCAGCAACGTTGCCGCTAATGTTGCCAGTCAAATTGCCAGTGACGTTACCGATGAAGCCATTAGTCGATGTGACTGGGCCGGAGAAAGTGGTCGAGGCCATAGTAATTCCTTGTATATGCAGTACTACGCTCTACTGTCTCTGCATCGTCCGCTGGGGCGGTCAGTAAAGCTGGAGGTTCCCAGTTATTGTATTTATACTACGTTAGCAGCACAAATGCAATGTATATGCGTTATAAATCAAGCTTATGGGGAACAATTATGAAATTCCGCACGCGCTACGTAGACACACGAGATGCTGCCATAAGAAATGTATTGTTGTACCTACAGAAAAAATGTTTACCATCAGACAAACCCTGTGATGTATTACATGGGCATTGGTGGATTGTTTATACTTGTTCTGGTATACCCGTAGCGTTTGCGGGGCTGACACGCTCCTCCCAATGGCTAGACGCAGGATATTTGTGTCGTGCGGGTGTAACGCCTGACTATACAGGTAACGGGTTGCAGAAAAGGCTGATTCGCGTACGGATGGCTAAAGCTAAAAAACTCAACTGGAATTGGCTCATTACTGACACAACTTCAAACCCTGCAAGTAGTAATAGCCTGATAAGCCAAGGATTTAAGTTGTATGAACCAGCAGCTCCGTGGGCTTACAAACATAGCCTGTACTGGAGACTGAACATCTCAAAGGATAACTCCCGTGCCATACAAAGATCCAGAAGTAAAAAAGCTAAAGCACCGTGAGTATTCCCGCAAGCATTACGAGTTAAATAAAGCGGTAGCTATTGAGAAGGCCAAGAAACAAAAAAAGGCGTTTCGCACAAAGTGGATGGAATACAAACAGTCTATGTGTTGTACAAACTGCGGATTTGACCACCCAGCCGCTATAGACTTCCACCACGTTAACCCATCACCAGACGACAAAAAACTATTTGCATTGCTGCGACGCAACAACTTCTCCGCCGCGCTAGAAGAAGTTAGAAAGTGCGTACCGCTATGTGCTAACTGCCACCGCATCCACCATTACAACGAGCATGCGGAGAAGAAAAAACGAAAAGAAAAGAAACAGGCAAAGAAAAACCCCGCCTTGTGAGCGGGGCTTTAGCTAGCTATCGAAGTAGTTAGCGAGGTCAAACCATCAGTGCTTGATTTATAAGGCTTAAGCGCCCTGACTGCCGTACATACCAAGCGGATCCGACCAGCCGAAGCTGTAACGTTCGCGAGATTTGTAACGCACGTTACCGGTGTCGAAGTCACCGTCCATCGAATTCGACAGGGGTGTACGAACAAAGTGCTTCATGCCGTTAGGCACATCAGTTGTCAAGAACCAAGCGTTTGTGTCGGTCAGGAAGTTATTAATAGTATAACCACCAGAAATCGAACCGTTGTTCTTGATTGCGTTGATGTCATTGTCGGCTGTACCAACACGCAATTCTGTTTCGAGCAAACGAGTTGCAACAAACTGAAGTGCGGGAGGAATGACCAACTTAATGGGCTTAGCAGCAATCAACAAGCCACGCTCATCTGTCCATGCAGCGATTTGAATAACAGCGTTTTCCAACGAAGTTTCGTTCAAGTCAGCAGGAGTAGAAGGAATGTTGCTGTTTGTGCCACCACCAACCAAAGGATGAGCATTACTGAAGAGAGGAACGCCATCACCACCGTTATAACCAGCAGTGAAACCGTTATTCAAGACAGCAGCGCCTTTAATCTCTTTGGTGTACGCCATTGCGCGGGCAAGAGCCTTTGTATAACGAGCTGACAATGAGTCATACAAGTTATCTTCAATTGCCTCTTCCGTAAGCGAGAAGCCCAAAGCGATGGTCTCGTGTGAGTAACGAGCTGTAAAAGCTTCTTGAGCGTTGTCGTATGCAATTGCAGAACCTTCGTTCTTAACAGGTGCAGCCGAGAAGCCAGAAAGCTTTGTCTCTTCTTCAAACGAACGCTCAGAGGTCTCTGTTTCGTAGATCTCTTTGTGCTGTTGACCGTATGTAGCATACTCCATACCGAACAATGCGTTCAGTCCGGGGAGCAGCTCTTTCAATAGTTGTGCGCGTGAAATAGCCATGATTTAGCTCCTTATACGCCGAGGGCGGTGTCGTAAGCATGCATACCGAAGTTGAACTTTACGATCACTTCAGGAAACAGCGTGTTGCCGCCAGAAACATAAGCGGTATCAGGTACAACGTCAACAATGCGAATTGGCAATGTATCAGTTGTAGCAGCACTACTAGCTAACAAAGCAACTTGTGAGTTACCAGCGGCTGTGATTGTAGTGTTGTTTACGATTGAAGCATTATTGCCGATAGCCGTAAATTGAACGCCAGTCACAACTGTTGTGCCAGAAACGACAGCAACTTGGAACAATGCATCTGGATCATCGCAAACATAAGCTGTGATAAAGCCAGAAGTCACTGTAGTTCCACCAACAAAGTTCTGTTGGTATTGAACTTGACCTGTGCTTGGGTTAATGAATTCACAACCAAGAAACACGCCAGCAAAACCGCCAGTTGGTTTAGCAGTTGTAGCAGCAGAGCGGGCGACAGTACCGTCGTCCACACGAACCAAGAGATCACCGTAACCAATCGAAGTGTTATACGCACTAGCAATACGCATTTTACGAGTGGAACCGGCAAATACCTGACCACCAATCAGATTGATTGGCTTAAAGCCATAAGGCTTTTCAATAGTGGGGTAAGCCATTTTAAACTCCAAAAATTAAATTTAAGAACCTTTACCAAAGCTAGTTGTAGATTTACTCTCTT